ACCAGATACGGTTCTTGGTAACAAATAAACTAATAGGGTTAAGTGACCACAGGGACCCACGAGTGCAGTTAAAAGCCGTAGAGTTGCTGGGTAAGCTAGCAGATGTAGGTATGTTCGTAGACAAACAAGAGATAACCTATAAACAACAAACAGCCGAAGAATTACAGGCCCAACTACAAGCCAAACTAGGCATACTCATACAGGGGGAGATAGTTGATGCAGAAATACAGATGGAGAAACCCAAACGAAGGGTGGGACGTTTAGACGAAGATGGGGTAATACCCCTACCTGATTTGCCAGAAGTGGACCTTGATAAGATGTTGAGGGGCTAGTATGCACAAGAAAAATCCCGATGGGACCTATACTGAGATAACTAAACGGAAGCCGAAAAGGGCGTATAACAAGAAGAGTACCACGATGTTTGTCCAGGATAAGTATGGGGAATTTCTGCCTATATCGTTTGCAGCGGTAGAACAACTAATGAAAATACAAACAGCGATGTGGGAAGAAAGCATGAAACTTGCCGAGCCAACAGAAGTGTACATAGAAGCAAAACGAGAAGGCGAACCTATAAAAGAGCTGAAACAATATAAATGCTAGGAGCCCTTCGAGAACAACTAAAAGCTTTGCCTGCCCATCAACGACAGCAGGTTATAACAAATATAAGCAAACTACCGGACAGGGAAAAAGTTGAGCTTATACAGCTACTTTCAGAGATTGACAAACGAACTAAGCGGGATGCAGCACAGGGTGGGTTTTTAGATTTTATTAAGGCGGTGTATCCTGGGTATAAAGTAGGTGCCCACCATAAGAGGCTTGCTAATCTACTCGAATCTGCCGTAAAAGGGGATAAAAAGCGCATAATAGTTAATATTTCCCCGAGGATGGGTAAGTCAGAAATGGCTTCATACCTATTTCCGGCGTGGTTTTTAGGGCAATATCCTGATAAAAAGATCATCATGGCGACTCATACGGCAGACCTGTCAGTATCTTTTGGTAGGCGGGTACGGGATTTGGTTGATTCACCTGATTATAGAGAGATTTTCCCTAGTGTCAAACTAAACCAAGATGCTAAAGCCGCAGGGCAATGGAATACAAGCGTTGGTGGACAGTATTATGCGGTTGGTGTGGGCGGTGCGTTAGCTGGTCGGGGTGCAGATGTATTTGTAATTGATGACCCACACAACGAACAGCAGGCAAAAACCAATAATCCTACGGCGTTCTTACCAGCATGGGATTGGTTTCAGTCAGGGCCGCTTCAACGGTTGATGCCTAATGGGATTATTATTGTAGTTATGACTCGTTGGAGTATGTTGGACCTCACAGGGCAGCTTGTGAACCACATGATTAAGAATCCTGACGCAGATCAATGGGAAGTGGTTGAGTTTCCAGCTATTCTTAATGAAAATGAGGAAACAGAGAGGTCTTTGTGGCCTGAATTCTGGTCGTTAGAGGCACTAAAATCGAAACGTGCTGGTATGGACGTGCGTTATTGGTCTGCGCAGTACATGCAGAACCCCTCATCTGAAGGAGCACAACTTTTAAAGCGGGAATGGTGGAGACACTGGGAATATGAGAACCCTCCAGACTGTGAATACATAATAATGTCGCTTGATGCCGCACAAGAAGCCCATAATAGAGCCGATTATAGCGCAGTAACAACATGGGGTGTATTCTACCAAGAAAACCCGGACACTGGCAAGCCCACAGCGAATATTATTTTGCTAAACGCGTGGAAAGCACGTATGGAATTCCCGGAACTCAAGGCTAAGATGATCGCTGAGTATAAAGAATGGAAGCCCGATTGTTTTATTGTAGAAAAGAAGTCAGCAGGCGCGCAGATTGTACAAGAGTTTAGAGCTATGGGCATTCCTGTGGAAGATTTTACGCCCGGTAAGGGGGATAACAAGATAGCCCGTGTCCATGCAGTAAGCGATATATTATCTTCAGGGATGGTTTGGGCGCCCACAGACCGCCAATGGGCCCAAGAGGTTATTACAGAATGCGCCCAGTTCCCTGTCGGTTCCCACGACGATATGGTCGATAGCACATCGCTAGCACTACGAAGATTTAGGACTGGAGGGTTTATTACACTGCCCTCGGATTACGAAGATGAAGCGCCGCAATTCCGCAGCCAAAGACACGAGGGGTATTACTAAATGATTGAAAAAGGTTTATACGCAGTACCACAAGGAGTCATATCAGAAACAGAATCGCCTGACATAGAAATTGAGGTGGTCGACCCTGAACGTGTAGAGATTAGTAGTGAGGGACTTGACATAATATTAGAACCTGAAGAGGAAGGCCCTGATGATTTTAGCTCTAATCTTGTTGATTATATTGATGATAATATCCTCTCTTCACTAGCTAGTGAACTGATTGAAGACTACACCGCCGATGAAAACTCACGCAAGGACTGGATAACAACTTACGTTGATGGCCTGCAATTACTTGGGTTGAAGCTAGAAGACCGCACAGAGCCGTGGATTGGTGCCTGTAATGTATTCCACCCATTGCTTACTGAGTCGCTTGTTAAGTTCCAAGCAGAGACTATCACAGAAACATTCCCCGCAGCAGGGCCGGTAAAAACTCAGATCATCGGCAAACAAACCAAAGAAAAAGACCAAGCTGCAGCGCGTGTAAAAGAGGATATGAATTACCAGCTCACGGAGAAGATGCCTGAGTATAGGCCAGAGCATGAGAAGATGTTGTGGGGTTTGGGGCTTGCAGGTAATGCATTTAAGAAGGTGTATTTTGACCCAAGCCTAGATCGACAGGTGTCGTTGTTTGTGCCTGCAGAAGATATTGTAGTGCCTTATGGAGCGTCTAGTTTAGCCACAGCACCTCGCGTAACCCACGTAATGCGTAAGACCGAGAATGAGATAAGGAAGTTACAGGTCGCTGGGTTCTACGCAGATATTGATTTGGGGGAACCGTCTCACATTATTGAAGAAGTAGAAAAGAAGATTGCTGAGAAAATGGGCTTTAGTGCCACAATGGATGATCGGTTTAAGCTTCTGGAGATGCATGTAGACTGGGATTTAGCAGGGTTTGAGGACGTAGACGATGATGGGGAACCTACAGGTATAGCACTTCCTTACGTAGTAACCATAGATCAAGGCACAACCAAGGTGCTAGCTATTAGGCGTAATTGGGTGGAAGGTGATAAGACAAAACAGAAACGACAACACTTTGTTCATTATGGATATGTACCGGGATTTGGGTTTTATCATTTAGGGCTTATACATCTTATTGGGGGTTCTGCAAAGAGCGCTACATCCCTCACACGACAAGTGGTTGATTCAGGTACATTATCTAATCTACCGGGTGGGTATAAAACTCGTGGGCTACGTGTAAAGGGTGATGATACACCAATATCCCCCGGAGAGTTTAGAGATGTGGATGTGCCTAGTGGTGCCCTGCGTGATAACATTATGCCACTGCCTTACAAAGAACCATCCTCCGCTTTGATTTTATTGAAGAATGAGATTGTAGAAGATGGACGTAGGATGGCAGGGTCAGCTGATTTGGCTTTGGCTGATATGTCGGCAAACTCTCCGGTAGGTACCACACTTGCAGTTCTTGAACGTAGTTTGAAGGTTATGGGGGCAGTACAGGCGCGTATTCATTCGTCTATGAGGCAGGAGTTTAAGTTGTTGTCCGCCATTATTAGAGACTATGCGCCTGATGAATACGCATATGACCCCGAAGCAGGTGACCGTAAAGCTCGCCAGTCTGACTATGATATGGTTGAGGTTATCCCAGTAAGTGACCCCAATGCAGCTACCATGAGTCAGAAGGTAGTTCAGTATCAAGCAGTAATGCAGATGGCGCAAGCGAACCCACAGATATATGACCTACCAGAACTTAACAGGCAGATGCTTGACGTTTTGGGCATCAAGAATGTAGGTAAGCTTATCCCCGCAACAGAAGACCACAAACCAACTGACCCTGTATCTGAGAATATGGCGTTGTTGAATGGCAAGCCGGTTAAAGCATATATTACACAAGACCACGACGCACACTTAGCCGTACTGGATAGTTTCATTCAAGACCCAATGACTGCCCAGATGATAGGTCAGAACCCCCAAGCGCAAAGTATTATGGCTGCGGCGATGGCACACAAGAACGAACATATAGCGTTTAAATACCGTAAGCAGATTGAAGAACAGCTAGGAGTACCCCTACCCGGTATGGATGAAGTGTTGCCAGAAGATGTTGAGACAGAAATATCGCGCCTCATGGCAGTAGCAGCACAACAACTAGCCCAGAAGAACCAAGCAGAGATGCAGCAACAGCAAGCCCAGCAGCAACAACAAGACCCACTTATTCAGATGCAGCAGCAAGAGCTCCAGATCAAAGAGAAAGAGCTAGAAATTAAGGCGCAAAAAACCGCAGCTGATATTGAGATGGATAAGGCACGTATAGCTATTGATAAGATACGTATAGAGTCACAGGAGCGTATTGCCGGGGCCCAGATGGGGGTTAAGCTGGATGAAGTAGAGCACAAGAAGAAGTTAGACAACGATCTTAACGAAGCTAAATTTATGATGGAGGGTAGTAAACTTGGGGCACAGATAGCACACAATAATAAGCAAATAGAAGTGCAACGAGAACAGATACAAGCACAAAAAGAAGCGCAGAAACAACAACCTAAAGGAGAGAAGTAAATGAAAGAAACGCTTACTGACTTGGCTAAACAGATCGAGGCGGAGCGCATGATAATTGTAGAGCATCTGGGTACTGGGTGTGTCAAGGATTACGCGCAATACCAACAAGCCTGCGGCAAGATTCTAGGGCTCATGACTGTAACAGGGTTTATTGCAGAGAGGCTACGTAGCTTACGGGAGGATGGAGATGACGAATAAGAAAACATCACAGTGGGATAAAACCAAACCCAAAGTAGATTTGGTAGTACCGGAAGTGGAGAGCGTGGAGGAAACAGGGGAAATTACTTCTGCTACACAACTCCCTGACCCCAAAGGTTACCGCATCCTGTGTGGCGTACCTAAGATTGAAGATAAATATGAGAGCGGTATCCTGAAGGCGGGGAATACTAGGCAGGTTGAAGAGAACTCGACGGTTGTTTTGTATGTACTTAAGATGGGAGATATGTGCTACAAAGATGAACAGAAGTTCCCAACAGGTGCTTGGTGCCAAGAAGGAGACTTCGTGGTTACCCCTGCTTATGCTGGTACACGTATTAAGATACATGGTGTGGAGTTCAGAATTATTAACGATGACACCGTTACTGCTACAGTAGACGATCCTAGGGGTTACTCAAGGGCTTGATTATGCATAAACGATGCCAGACATGTAAAGTGGAGCAATCTTTGAATGAATTCCACAAGCACAAACGAGAAAAGGATGGCTTGCAGACTCGTTGTAAATCATGTGTTAATAAACATCGCGCCATACATAAAGAGAGCATAAAGCTATCCCGAGCTAATTATCACGCCAATAACAAAGAACGGCTGAATGAGATTAGCAGAGAGTATCAGCGTACCCATAAGGAAACAGATGCCGCAAGGAAAAAGGAATGGAGCAAAAATAATAAACTTAGAGATAACGAACGCAAGAAACAATGGGCAAAGACAGAAGTTGGTAGAGCCTACTATGCTTCATGGCAATCAGGGCGCAGGGTAAAACTTGCTACTCCATTATCCGAGCTAGATTGGTTTGTGTTGCTAGAAGCTCAACGATTGTCAAAATTACGTGAGAATATGCTTGGAACTAAGTGGCATGTGGATCATATTATACCTGTGAGTTTAGGAGGCACTAATGAGTACACGAATATACAGGTAGTTCCAGCGGCATGGAATTTAAAGAAGGGCAACCGAAATAGTGATAGATTTTTTGATGCCGTACCACGTCTATAAGACGCATAAAAGGAGAAGTAAATGACTGACGAATATGAAAGTCCCGAAGCAGAAGATGTATTAGATATTACGACGGATGAGCCTGAGGTAGTTGAGGTTGTAGAAGTTGATGACACTCCCGTAGAAGATCGTAATAGGAAACCACTACCAAAAGAAGTTGTGGAGGATTTGGAAAAGGATGATCTAGGTGAGTATTCCAACAAAGTTAAAGAAAGGATGGCGCAGCTAAAGAAGGTTTGGCATGATGAGCGACGCGCAAAAGAAGCCG